TTAGTCTCATCTACATCTGGGTTAGATATTTCAGTAGAGGACGAAAGGCCAACAGGAGTAAGGACCTGTACCTCGGCTACAGTAGGGTTAGATACTAATGTAGAAGTCTCTGTTTTAGTAGCTTCCAGTAACTGTACTTGATCAAGTGTAGGACCACTTACCTCGGTGAAAGTCTCAGTACTGCTTACCGTAAGTACACTACGTACAGCTGCTGCAGGTTCACTTACCTCAGATAGAGATACGAGAGATACCGCTTTAAAGGATTCCCGAAGGACAGGGGCGCTAACCTCAACTAAAGAACGTACGTTACCACCATACGGCTCACCTCCGTAAGAAGATGAACCGTAAATGGCATAGCCGCTTGCTCTTAAGTTATGGTCAGCCATACCCCCGAGGCTCTATTAAGCGTCACGGATGGTGATAGAGATAGCGTCCAATGAGAAGGTGTTACCGTTCGTAACAGCTTGAGAAGATGACAAAGCACCTGTAGCTAACAAAGTGTCGCTGTTGTTAGTTAAGGCCCAGTGTGAGGCAGTACCAGTGCCTGTTACGGTACCAGATGTGATTGCAGGTACGATAGCACGACGACCGTCAACAGCACCTGCTTCAGGGGCTCCAGTGTTTACGGTATCGTTACCAAGCGTATGTGTGTTAGTTGCAGAAGTATACGTAGTGGCTTCTTGAGACGTAATGTCTAAGCGTATACCACTAGTATCGAGTTCTGATAGACCGCTGTCAAAGACAACATCAGCAATAAAAGCCATGATAGATTCCTTTATATTAAACAGGTAAGAGGCCCCCGAAGGGACCTCTAGTTAGTTATTAAGCTAGGTCACGTGCAACTTCAGCACCGACTCGTGTGTTCTCGTTGCAATCAACGCCTACGTACCAGATACGAACGGTAGCAGCAACAAGGCCAGCACCAGTAACAGACAAGACAGCGTCAATAGTGTCGTTTGTAGAAACGTAACTAGGAACAACGCCACCGAGGATCTTACCAGCAGATTGTGCTTGCATGTCCACAGCTGCCAAGTTAGCAGTTACACCGTCACCGATAGCTACAGTAGCTGATGTTTCAGCCGAACCAGCTGCAGTGATAAACTCAATACCAGCTGCGATGACTGTAGTGTTAGCACCAACGAGGGGGCCAACAGTAGTACCAGACGCAACGCCAAGAGTTACTGTCTTTTCGACCATAAAGGCCTTAGACTTGAGGGATGAAGATAGAGCCATTTTGTAATCCTTTCAAAGATATGACTATAGAGGAGAAGGCACCCCCTTGTAAAGGGTGCCCAGTCTAATTAAGCCAAGTTGTACTTAGCAGTTACAATTGCTTCTGGGCGTAGAATCTTGCGCCCATATAGATGCATACCACGAACGATGTCAGCAAAGCTGTCTGGGTCACGGTAAGTTTCAGTCTTGTTGATCTGCTCAGCAGTTGCTACAGCAGAATCATGACCAGCTACAATAACACCGAAGTCAGTGTTTGTGTTGGATGTACCAGTTACACCAGCACCACCACCAAGAGCAGGCAGATTATTGGAGACGTATACGCGGAAACCATTCCACTTGCTCATCACCAGACCATTACGAAGCGCACCTGAATCGCCATAGTCAGCGTTCAGGAAACGTGAATCTTCGTCCATTAGGACTTCCATCATGATCGGGTCAATTACGACGTAACGACCATCTTTGTCAACGTTCTGTTGGTCCAAGAGACGACCCATACGGTTAATCAACATGACAGGAGACACGTGGGTAGTTGGCAAGGCAGTAGCACCCGGCAAACGTGCAGCAACAGGGATCGAGTGATCAGCAGCACCACCAGTTGTGATGTTACCAAATGAGCTTTTGATCAACTTCATAGAAGTCAACAATTCATCTGTACCAGCTGTGCTAACAGCAACAGTGCCATTGACTACATCGTTAACAGTGTCACCCTTAGCGTGCAAGGCAGACTGCTTGTAACCTGACAAGTAACCCAATACTTCTTGGTCAAGCTGGTCAGCCAAGCGGTAAGCCGCACGGTTGGTAGCAAGGTCCATGAAGTTGACGTGGGAGTGAGCCTCTTCGATGTCGTCGATCTTAAACGCAAAGTAGTTGGCTTTGTCGATGACCAAAGAGAAGTCTTCGTCATCAAGGTCTTGTGCTGCGATCTGTGTACCACGAGCGTAAGAGCTTACTGAGATTTCAGGTTCTTTGATGATCTTAACAGTGTCGCCTTGAGCTGCGATTTCACCGAAGTAATCAGAGTTAGTAATATCGTTAGAAAGGGACTTCTTACGGAATGCAAGTTGTACTTTCTTTGAGTAGATAACGCTAGAGAAGTTACCATTTGGTAGGTTGCTGTGACCAGCTGCTGCAGTAAAAGCCATTAGAATATCCTCCAAGGATGTTGGGCTTGATAAGTAAAGACACAAGTCTCTTTGTTATATGATAGTTGGGAGATGTGTCTCAGTTAAGCGAACCTTTACAATCCGTCTAAGAGGCTGATATCTTTCTAGGGTGCAAATGGAGTCAGCTTGCGGCATCTTCCAATAGGGCCTGTACTTAATCAGGTAAGTCTTAAAGATTATTAGTGTTCAGTTCTGACCATAAGGTCAACTGTAGGGCCATGTAAGGTGTCCTAATGGGGCTTACATGACCTTTACAGTTATAGCATACTCATTCCTTGATGTCAAGGAGTAATTGAGGATGATTGCTATTATCGTGCTTTACCAGAGATGTCGTAAATGAACTTCCCTGATTGCATTGCTGCGCTGATAGCTTCGTAGTTATCTTCGAACTGCTTATCAGACATCTTAGCTACTGCTGATTCTTTGATCATTGACTCAGAACCGTCAGCATCTACTTTTGTACGTGTACGTTTGGATACAGTCTTAGCTGCATCTTTAGCGTGAGACTTCTTATCAGAAGGTGTAAGTCCTTTATCAACCTTATACAGGTCAATGACACGGATAACACTTAAAGGGTCGTCAGCGTTCTCGTAGAGAGCGTCACGCACCCATTTAGGCTGTGCTTCAACCCAGTCGTGGAACTCATCACCAGCTCGTAGGTCATCGAAGTCGGAGTGAGACTTACGGATAACTATCTCAGCTTTATTACGTTCAGCCTCTTCCTTAGCTTCATCGAACTCACGGAGACGACCTTCAGCCGAAGCGAACTTCTCTGTAGCCTTCTTCTCAGCAATAGTCTCAACGATAGCAGCTACATCTGGGTACTGACGGGCCCACTCCTCGATGTCCTCATCGGACTTAGGAGCACGTACACTGGTAGTATCTTTAGACTCAAGAGCTGCAAAACGGGCTTCCCATTCCTTCTCCTTAGTAGACATATGACGACGTAGATCACCGTAACGCTTCTTGAAGGACTTCTCCTCACCAGAGAGCTTCTCGTCTGACTCAGTGTCTTCTTCTGTGTCTTCTACGGGAGCCTCCTCAGTTACGACTACCTCTTCCTCTACCTCAGTTTCTTCAGATGGAGCCTGTTCTTCCATTAGTTCTGCTAGTTCTTTCTCTTCTTTATCGATGCGAGCTTGTTTAACGGCGTAGTTAGAACCACGGTTTGAGTATGCTTTAGTATCCACTGTATATTCCTTTATGTGGGGCCAGCTTATAGCTGAGTAGCCTTATCGTTGATGGAGGGGTAGTCTAGGGCTTACTTGTACCCTAGACCTTTCTTAGTTGTTTTCTTAGTTGTTTTCTTAGTTGGTTTCTTATTCTTAGAAGTTGTAGGTTTAAGTTTTACTCTACGATCGACTAGACCCCCTGTGTTACGCCCACCAGTAGCCATACCGTAGCCACCTCTGTCAGCAGCATCCTGTGCTCGATCCCCAGGTGATACGTCGTTAGACGGTGCGTCTTGGTTTGAAGCGACTTGGCCACCCTCCCATGAGTTATCACGGTCGTTTCCAAGATCAGCATAATCCTGATAACTTTGTTGAACAGCTGCAGGCTGACTAACCATATCTTTTGCTGTAGAAAGACCAGCTACGTTCCCACCATTAAATCTCGATATATCACCGTTTTCTCTAAGAGTCTTAGCATACCTCTCACCAGACATAAGGCCCGTATCCTTAAGATTATTAGTTTCTATGTAAGCAGCTAACTGACTATCAATCCTATCAGCGGCTTTCTTATCACCATTCTCACGCATTACAATAGAGAAGGCACGGGCTTTAGCAACGTTATTCATTGCACCAAACTTACCGATGACACTACCAATCCTACCGATAGGAGTATTAGACAAGACGCTTGATGCAAGGCCTACAACACCCCCTAGTACTCCTTTGTTAGTTTCTTCACCAGTACCAATAGTCGTCATGACGCTATCCATGAGGGACTCTGTATTAGTGTAGTCATACGAATTAGTCCAAGAGCCAGAGTTAATATCTTGACTTCCAGTGGTACTGTTTTGACTTCCCTCGTTAGGATCTTCACCAACGTCTACGTTACTATTAGATAAAGGGTTCTGTATAAGTACACACATGTTCTGAGCAGGGTCAAAGACCTGTCCAGGAGGGCACGTAGGGGTGTTTGTTGCAACTGGGGTAGGTGCGTAAGGGTTAGCTACTGGAGAGCCTGTAGCGGCTGGGTTAGCAGAGAAACCAGGGGTGTACGCGTAAGGGTTAAAGTTAGAAGTGAAGTTAGGTGTAGCAACACCACCTTCCGCAAAGCCAGGGGTTTTCTGTTGAGTAGCAACTGCAGCAGGTGCCGCAGCAGGGGCTGAAGGTTTACCTATCTCAGGGGCTCGTATAAAGATACCCTTAGACTTCAACATGTTGATGATAGATGGGTCTGCTTCAGCAGCAGCTTTAACACGGTTAATAATACCGTCAATATCTGCACCAGGCACCATACCACCTGTAGCGTAACCATCTAGTGTATTTAAGTCACCACCTAGAGTCATTACAACTTCTTCTGGATCGGCTACAGGGGCCCCACCGATACGACCATTAGCTTCCATGTCTTCGAGGCCAACCTTAGCCTTGTCAACTAGCTTCTCTAACTGTGCGACACCTATGTACTTAACTACGTCAGCAGGTACAATGTACTCGCCTGAGGATAGCTTAGCATCTACGTCATCACGTACGTCTTCAGCATTAGAGCCTACAGGTATATCGTTACCTGATACAGGGTCTACGTTCATACCGTCGGTAGCTAGGCCACCTTCTTCATACATCTTCTTCATTTAGAATGTCTCCGATTTAGAGTTATTAACCTTATCACGAAGCTGTTTAAGGCTGCGTAACGCTTTGATTTCACCTTGTAGGCGGTGTAGCTCCAAGGGTTCATCCCTTTGTTCTAGTTGCTTCTGTGAGTAGGTGATACGTTCATCTAGTTCTTCACAGAAAGAATCCCAGAGTACCTTATCGTTTACTAGTCGTTTGATTTGCATTAAGCTATGTTCCCGGTGTGTGGTATCAGAAGTGATGCGTTCTTAACACCGTTGTTAATAACATCTAGTCCTGAGTTAATTGTTTGGTCTAATACAGTACAACCAGCTGAGCTGTTATCCGTAACGTCAGCTACACCACGAATACCTATCCCACCGCCTGTGCATGTTGAATCTATTACAACACGACCAGAAGAGAAGTCTAATGTGATAGCACCTCCACCACTGTAGTTAATTATCTTTAGTCCACCAGAGTAATTACGTAGGGCTAAAGAGTTTCCTGAGCCGCCCATGTCAATCGTAACTAGCTGATCGTCCGCTATACCAGCAGTGCCTGACCAACAGTTAATGACGTTAGCTTGTGCAGAACCTTCAACGGAGATAGTACCCGTCAGTGAACACTCTTGTAGAATACCGTTTACGTAATTTACGTTATTTAAAGTACAGTTCCTAAAGATGTTGTTTCCATCCAGAGTACCCTCAATAGTAAGATCCTCAAATCCACAGTCGGTTACGTCAGCACCTGATCTAAGCTGTAGGGTATCAACTGTTGCGTCATCCCCTGCGAAAACCTTACCCTGAGCATTAGCACCTGATAGTAGCGTAGCGGATGTAGCAAGTTGGATGCGACGAATACCTAGTTTATTAGCAAGAGTGATTGCATCTGCAAAGTTATCAACAGGTGTGGCGCGAGTACCTACTGGAATGGCTGTACCTGCTTGACCAGTAGTAGAGAACACGACTTGACCTTGATAGGCAGCCGTAAGAAGTGTTGAAAGGTCTTGTAGACCAGCAGAGTTAGCAGAACGTACAGATACTTGGTTCACATTAACTACGTCTGCGATGTTCGAGTTAGCACCAGCTAAGTTGACCGCGTATTGACCGTCTTCAAATGTTACCGTATAGTTGTTGATCATCTCGACAACACTAGCCAGAATAACACCACCAACTGTCACTGACGGATTGCGTAAGTGCGTATCATCGAAAGCGATACCAGAGAAACCGTCTTCAAGGTCTCTCAAGTCCAGTCTGAATTGGTCAATACTTAACTGCCTAATCTCAGTAGGTGTTGATTGAATTAAGGTCATGTCAGTCCGTAGGACAGTAATAACCTTAGTTGAGAAGTTTATACTGATTGCCATGTTACTTCCTTATACGTCTGAAACTTGGTTCACGTTAATACTAACACCTGCTTTAACCAAAGTAGCTGTTGTATCAAAGGTCTTATAAGGGACAGCGCCATTACGGACTCTTATAGACAAGTTTACATCAGTACCCGCAGATGCTATTGATCCGACAAAGGGAGCAGAGCTAGGTATTTCATTGAAGAGTGAAACAGAGTTTGTTGTGTCTGTCACTAGTATCCTAGATCCTGCAACAATACTATTTAACGTAAGAACACGGTTAGGGAAGTTCAGTACAACTGTTTCCCCACTTGTGTTAGTTATTGTTGGAGTTACTGTGGTTCCGACAAGGTTGATGGTTACGGTACCCGATGTGTGGGTAGTTTCAATATCCTTGAGACCAGTCTGGTCAAAGAACACGTCAGTCAAAGTGTACGAACCAGCAGTATCAATAAGTATGGCGTGTTTACCAGAGTAGTTTTCAAAGCGAATGCCAGATATGTCCATTGGCCCTCCCGTAAAGTGTAATGCATTAGATGCGTGAGTGTTAGAGATAGTAGAGTTGTTAATAGATACATTTTGATTACTCAGCTTAACGGCACCAGTGTTATCGAAGGTTGCTGCACCAGAGGCAGAAGAGCCTATAGTGAAGTCTCCCATACCCCTAAAGGTAGCACCAGCTATATTAGTCCCAGAGGCGTTCGACTGATCGAAGTTAAAAGCTGCCCTTGTTCCCCACAAGTAAGTACCTGTCATAACACAAGTATCAGAGGCAGAGTCACGTAAGTTCAAGTGAACCTGCATAGCTTGATCAGTTAGCTGAAACCTTGGGTCTGCTGCGTTATTACTAGCTGGGCTAACGATAGTGAGCCCGTTGTCACTGAAGGTAGTAGCATTAGAGTTGTCACCAATCTGGAAGGGCATATCCATAAATACAACGTTACCAGTCTGGCGTATCCAGTTACCGATCTTGTCCGTGTAGTCTGTACCTTGTACTGCTGTAACAGCTTGTCCAAAGTTACTTGTTCCAGTAAACACTGGTATGTCAGCGTCACCCTTGGCTGTACCAAGTACAAAGTTGCTTCCTTGGAAGGCAATGACACCTTGTGTACCAACAATAAAGTCAGACTTAATCGTCAGTCCGTACCGAGTTATCTTGGTGTTATCAAAGGTACCTGCGGAGCTAGTTTCATTACCTGCATTTAGGTCTATAACAAAAGGTACTTGACCTTTGATGCACTCAGCAAATGGGCTATCGTTACCGCCTATGTACCAGTCCTTGTATGCAAGGGAAAACAGTGTAGTACCAGAGTAAAGCCTGAACCTAATACCACCATTAGCTAGGTCACCCACTTGGATACGGTTAGGAGCGTTGAACTGGTTGTGCCAGAGTAAGACTTTAGTTGAACTAGACACGTCATAAAAGTCTGGAGAAGTCTTGAAGTAATAACTCGCACCTGCCAGAGTGTTGTCTGATGTTATTGTAAACTGACTTCCGTCTTGTGTGATCGGTAGGTTACCAGCTTCTTTGGTGTTGACTGCGTTAGGACTACCAATGTTCTCAGCGAAAAGAGCATCACCAGAGCCGTTATCCTCATGTGAGTTGTTCTTTGGAGGTAAAGAGAAACTCATGGTGCTAACCTCATTAAGTGATCTTCCGAAGGATTCTTTAGGGTAGACCCAGTTAAGTCAGCGTCGTTGTTGAACACAACACCACAA